TGGAATTTCCGTGCCAGCTGCCTCATTGCCAAGTGGTTTCACATCAGGCGGAACCACATCATCAGCTGGTGGCACAACCGGAGGTGGCACAACCACGATCACAGGTGGCACCACAGGTGGAGGATCGACCGGCGGAACGCTTGGCGGTGCGGTCACAAAAATTGCAAAAGACACCAAAAAGGTTGTTGATGATGTTGCTGGAGCTTTTGACAATTTCACAAGCGGCACAACGACATTGGCCGGAGTCATGGCAGCTTCAAACCAACCATTTGCCTTTGGCACGTCTGGTGTCAATACAAACACACTAGCCGGGATTTTGGCTGCATCAAGCAAACCGAGCGTGACTGTCAATTTCAACGGAGTCACGACCGATCCGGAAGGCACAGCCCGTGTGCTTGTGGACACGCTCAACAACTCTTTCTATCGCGGCACAGGTGGCGCAACTAACCTGCAAATCGCATGACAATTTTTAATCCCGTTTGGCGCGTGACAATTGGCGGTGTTCAATACACAACAGCGATTTTGGCCAATCTAACAATCCGCAGCGGTCGGACAAACATTTATGAGCAAGCACAGGCCGGATACACCAATCTCGAAATCATCAACCTTGATCAATCAAATGTGGCAATTGAAATCAATGATTCAATCACAATCGAATTGCAAGATTCGACAGCGACATTTGTGCCAATCTTTGGCGGATCGGTTGTTGAAATTGGCATTGCCGTGGCCGAGGTTGGCAGCGTAGATTATGCCCAACGCATCAACATCATTGCCTTGGGTGCATTGGCTAGATTGCCAAAAGCACTTACCGAAGGCGTATTGAACGATGATTTTGATGGTGATCAAATTTATACAATTTTGAAAGAGGTTTTGTTTAACTCATGGCAAGAGGTACCAGGTGCATTGACATGGGCAACTTATGATCCAACCACTCAATGGGAGGATGCTGAAAATAGCGGATTGGGCGAAATTGATCGGCCGGGAAATTATGAGCTAGAAAATCGTGGATCGTCTGTGACCGATGTTTATTCGTTGGTATCAGCTTTGGCCACATCCGGGCTTGGTTACATTTACGAAAACGCACAAGGCCAAATTTCTTATGCCGACAGTACACATCGCACCAATTATTTGGCCGCCAATGGGTATGTTGATCTGACAGCCAACCATGCTTTGGCATCGGGTTTAAGCATCCAATCGCGCACAGGCGATGTGCGAAACACCATTGATCTCAAATATGGCAACAATTCGGCTTTAGAGGTCAGCGCGGTTGATTCTGCCTCGGTCGGCCTCTTTGGTCAGCTAGCACAGATTTTCACAACCACCATCAAGCATCAAGCCGATGCACAGGATCAAGCTGATTTTTATTTGGAACTCAGAGCTTACCCAAGATTTAATTTTAACAACATTACATTTGAGTTGACGAATCCAGAGCTTGATGATTCTGATCGGGATGATTTGATTAAGGTTTTTATGGGTATGCCGGTCAATGTGGCCGATCTGCCATTGAACATGAATTCAGGCGATTATTTGGGTTTCGTTGAAGGCTGGACATTTTCGGCCAGATACAATCAGATCAGCATTTCATTGATTTTGTCACCAATTGCATTTTCGTTGCAGGCAATGCGCTGGAACGATGTGCCGGTGACAGAACAATGGAGCACAATCAATCCAACTTTGGATTGGATCAATGCCACGATTGTGGCGTAAGGAGAAAACATGAGCAATCCAACGAGCAATTTCAATTGGCAAATGCCCACGGCCACAGATTTGGTCACGGATTTGCCAGCCGATTTTGAGGTGTTTGGCCAAGCGGTGGACACATCACTAGCTGACCTCAAAGGCGGTACAACGGGTCAAATTCTTTCAAAGAATTCCAACACGGACATGGATTTTGTATGGGCAACACCAAATCCCGGAGACATTACAGCGGTGACGGCTGGCACGGGTATTTCAGGCGGTGGCACATCGGGTGATGTGACAATCACAAATTCAATGGCAACGGCCATTGATGCAAAAGGCGATTTAATTGCTGGCACAGGAGCCGATGCTTTTAGCCGGTTGGCTGTTGGTGCCAATGATACAGTTTTAATGGCTGACTCAACCGCATCAACAGGATTGAAATGGGCTGTTCCAGCAAGCGGATCAACTTTTAGCGGTGCCTCAGTTTATAAAAATACAAATCAAAGCATCGCAACTGCTACGGCTGTGGTAGCCACTTGGCAGGTGGAGGATTTTGATGTTGATGGATATTGGACATCTGGAGCCGACACAAGATTCACTATTCCAAGTGGTAAAAGCGGAAAATTTGTGATTACAGGTCGCTTGACTTACACCCACAACGCAACTGGTATGCGCGGAATTAGTTTACAAAAAAATGGTAGCAGTTTAGGTGGGCCAAATGTTCAAGCCGTAACTGAATCTGGAATTGGTGTAGGTATCACCGCATCGTGGATCGTTAATGCCGTAGCTACGGATTACTTTGAATTAGTTTACAATCAACGTTCGGGAAGCACTTTGACAAGTGAGCCCGGGGGCGGCATTTATTATGACATTTTTTCCATTGCATATTTAGGAGCATAATTATGATCAGTTTTAAGTTACCAAAAAATCTCAATGGAACAGAATTGAGAAAAGAATTGAATGATGCAGGTGTAATTATTAGCGATGGATTTAATTCTGTCGTGGATGATGGTTATGGCAATTTATTGCTTGACATCGACAAAAAAGATGAAGCAAAAGCATCAATTGTTGTTGCAAACCACAATGGAACAACCATTGCACCGGAGCCAACATTGCAAGACAAGCTTGCAGCAATTGGCCTCAATGCCGATGATTTGAAGGCACTTGGATTGTGACATTTCCACAAGGCACATTGCCGCGTTTGATTCAGGTTGCGCTTGCTGAGGTGGGCACAGCTGAAACAGGCAACAATGAGACAAAGTACGGCAAATTCATGAAGGCCGACAAGCTGCCATGGTGCGGCTCCTTTCTTAATTGGTGTGCTGATCAAGCTGGTGTGAAAGTGCCAAATGTGGTCAGCACCCGTGCTGGAGCCGAGGCATTTCAAAAGCGTAAGCAATGGCACACCACACCAAAGATTGGTGATTTTGTTTTCTTTGATTTTATTATCGATGACAAAACCACGATCAATCACATTGGATTGGTTATCCGCTGTTCGGAAAAACAGATTGTGACTATTGAAGGCAACACATCAGCTGGCAAAAGTCAGCGCAATGGTGGAGAAGTCATGGTGAAATCAAGAGCTTTGGGAGCACGCTCATTTGTGGTGGGTTACGGCCGACCTAATTATGAGCCTTTTTCCGGTGATTTACCGGATCGACCAAAAGGAGAAAAATAATGGAGCAAGCAAAAGCAATTGCAGCATCATGGGCGCGGTCATACATCGCGGCAGCTTTGGCCGTGTATATGGCCGGTGGAGACATCAAGGCAATGGCAATGGGTGGCGTGGCAGCGGTTGTGCCGGTCATTTTGCGCTGGTTAAATCCAGCTGACAAAGCTTTCGGATCAACGGGGAAATGATCCCGAAACTACGCGCGGCAGGTTTAGCTTTGATCCTTTCGCTAAGCCTTGCCGGGTGTGGTTATGATGGTTGGGTCAGATACCCATGCCAAGAGCACGAAAATTGGAAAAACCCAGAGTGCCAAAAACCACAATGCAAAGTCACGGGAACATGCACAGAGGATGTGATTGGTGATGGCTTCAAAGAATAAAGAAAGATTAAGCCAAGAGGACATCAAGGCACGGCTGATGTTTCTAATTGGATCTGTTTTGGCCATTGTGTTTTTGATTGTGACTTTGGGGATCACTTATGCATTGATTTTTGTGACACAGCCAATTGGAGCACAAGCTCCCAATGATGCAGCTTTCATCGATCTACTCAAGACTTTGGCAATCTTTCTTACCGGATCATTGGGTGGCGTTTTAGCATCTAATGGCCTCAAAGACAAGACAACCAAATCAGAATACGAAAAAAGCATTGAAAAGCGTTTAGGCGGTAGCGACACGCCATGATTTGAGCGTGATTCTTGAATTTGTCGGATTTGCCTGTCACTCTCTATTTCGGGAGCTGATACGCGGCTCCCAGAAACGGGAGCAACAAAATGAACGAAGCATCAATTGTGATCATGTGTTTGATCGCTGGAGCGTTGTGGGCTGTTATGGCCTATTCGGTAGGTTTCAAGGAAGGCGAGCGACAAGGTTATACACGCGGCCGAGCCGTGGCACGCCATGCGGTATCAGCTGATCGGAAGGTCAAATGATGGCCTCTTTTATGGATGGGTACGAAGGCAACAAAGAGCGCACGGATCGATGGATTGCGACATTTCCACAAGGTAGGCTGGAATCACACATCATCGAATTCAATGCCGAAAAAGGCTATGTGCTTGTCCAAGCAAAAGCTTTTCGCAATCAAACCGAAATCGATCCAGCTGGCATTGATTATGCTTATGGCTATCTCGCAGCTTATCCGGACAAAATGAAACGCTGGATGATCGAGGACACCTGCACATCAGCTTTGATGCGCGTGATGGCCTTGGTGATGGGCAACACCGAGAAGGCCACCAAAGAGGTTATGGCATTGGTTAAGAGCGAAACACCGGCAGCCGATTATGACTATTGGAGCACAAAACACGGAGATGTGCCGAGTTATCAAACAGCGGCCGAAGCTGAACAAGCTGGCACACCATCATTTGGATCATCGGCCGATTCTGTATGGACAGCAGATGCCGTGCCATCGTGCTCACATGGATCGATGCGATGGAATCAAAGCAAGCCCGATGCACCAAAATCATGGGGCGGCTACTTTTGCAGCGAAAAAATCAAAGAGAAGCAATGCACGCCTCGATGGTATGTCTTGCGCAGCACCGGAACATGGGAGCCACAGGTATGACAAAAAAGAAACTGGCCAATATCATTTTGATTTGTAACATCATCATGTTTGTTGCTTTGATTGTGGTGTTTGCATGAGCGACTTTGTGGAGATCATTTATCCTCAAGAGATGAAAGCGCGGTTAATGTGCAATGGCGAAATCGTCGAGGAATACAAAATCGAGCAATGTGACAAATGCTCACAGCTAAGGCGATTGGATCACTTTGGCTACCAAAAAGGCTATGACAAGCAAGACAACATCATTTGGTTTTGTGGTGATTGCCGATGATAGATCGCATCGAGGAAGTGCAATGCATGATTGCAGCGATTCAACATTGCCATGATCGATCAGCCGATCACAGCTCACGCATAGTCAAAAACCTGTCATGGTTTGAATATGTGGCACAGATGGGCGAATCAATGCTGGCCGAGCTTGTGGTGGCCAAGCGATTGGGCTATGAATACACACCGGGCATCACATGGGATAAATCCAAAGCTGATGTGGGCGAGCACATCGAAGTCAAATGGTCAGCCAATCCAGCCAGCAATTTGTGGATTCAGGAATCAGATCGACATGACCGAGACATAGCTGTATTGGTCACAGGCAACGCACCAAAGATGCACATCGTTGGCTGGATGCCGGTGGCTGTGGCCAAAAAACCACGCTATCGAAACGCATCACAAAACAATTGGAGCGTGCCACAAATTAACCTACAACCAATCGAAACATTGATGCGGAGTAATTATGCACATCCTGCAATTTGATTGTTCAATCTGTTCGAAGCTGTATGGAAAGCCTAAGCAACGCCATGGACTCAAGAAAGGTGCTGAATTAACAGAGCATGAGTGGTTTGCACAATGCATGAGCTGTGGCACATTTGGCATCAAGATCGTTGATGATGCTCGGATTAATGAGATGTCATTGTGATAAAGTTATCCACAGGCTCCATCCACAGGCTGTGCGCAACGCCCAAGCGCACGCTCAATGTTGCAATGTATTTGCGTGCTTCGGTACGCTCCATGCTCGTGGGCGAGCCGCTGAGGCGGATAGCTCGCAAGCGATGCTTGGTGCTATTGGCCGGGCTATGTGTTGTTAGCACAACACCGGCATTGGCCACACAAGATGCAACAAAGAAAGCATCGATCAATTCATTGAAGCTCTATGCACACTCAAGAATTGTCGATTGGCAAGAGATGAAATGCTTTGACATATTGATAACCAAGGAAAGCAATTGGCGTGTGGAAGCAATCAATCCCAATGGCAATCACTTTGGATTGGGTCAAATGCGCAACACCAAATACAGAAACCTCGATGGCTATCGCATGATTGATTGGACATTGAGATACATCGATCATAGATATCAAGGCAAGATATGCAATGGAGCTTTGGCTCATTGGCGAAAGCATGGGTGGCATTGATGTCAAGAGCTTGGAAAGGTGGGAGCACAAGCCGTTGGCGTAAGATCAGAGAAGCTGTGTTGAAGCGTGATGGATGTTGCCAAATGTGTGGGCAATCCGAAGGCCAAATGCACATCGATCATGTGATTCCCAAGAGATTGGGTGGAGGCGATGAAATCTGGAATTTGAGGCAATTATGCCAAAAGTGCAATTTGAGCAAAGGTGGTCGTTTTTTTGAGGCGGATGGAACAC